ATATTGATGCTCATTTCGGATTCTCCTTTCGATTCATGCGTCGGCGAGCGCCGACTGCTCTTGAATTTTTTCGGTGATGAGTTGCAGTGGATCGATCTCACTTTCGGAGACCGAGGCAAACCACATGCTCAATGTCATGTCTTCCGCATCAAGTGCTCTGCTGACAGTTGTCCGATTTCGATTGCAGCGGGCGGCAATATCAGTCATCTGCGTCTTGCTGATCAGAACGTCATTTCTGGTTTGCCTGATAACCGCTTTTGCGAGCTTGATGCAGTCAACCCTCTTGTCGATCGTCATCTGTTTTCACCTCCATCTGTAAGCACGTGCTTACTTGATGAGACTGATGTTAGCTCGTGCTTACAACTTACGCAAGTGCGGCGTGTCAACATGTGCTAACGTTGTGCACATGGCTACGAAGTACGAATGGACGGCGTTTGATTACGCCTCACAGCAGGCAGCTGCGAAGATCATTGCCGATTCTGGATATTCATATCGGACCATCTCTGAGATGATGAACAACGCTGTCAGTCACGTCAGGATCAGCGACATTGAAAAGGGCAGAAAAGCGCCGATCAAGCTATCGGAGTTCCTTTTGCTTTGCCAAGCATGCGATGCTGATCCAGTCGCCACGTTGCGAGACATCATCGAGGCCGCCCGCGCCTACAAGGCCCGCGAGCGCGAGTCCCGGATCACCGATGATCTCATCGACCGTATCGCCGCGCATCCCGAAGACTATGACGTGGCCGCCAACAGGGATTCGAAC